AGTTAGTAGCAAGCGGGTTCTGTACTCGTATCAAAGTTCCTGCGTAATTGGAACAAAAAAAGAAAAGCCCCGCCCGCTTTAAGTTTTTCAAACTTATAAGGGTTTGTTTACTACAACAATTTTACCGCCTACCATTGTGCCACTTTCTTTAAATGCACCTTTTTCAATATCAATCACCTCTGCATCTAATTCCTCAAGCCAATCTCTAAATGCAACTTGTTTCTTTTGGCTTCCATTTACCCAACTTTCAGAGGTAATGCAAACCAATCTACCGCCACGCCCAAGTACTTCAAACATTTCTTTTAAGTGGTCAATATCTTGGTTTTTAGTAAATGGTGGGTTAGCAATGATTTTACTGTATTCTTTGCCATTATGTTTGAAGAAGTCTTCCCCAATCAAATTAAAGTTAAGCCCTGTTTTATTTAAAATAATGGTATTAACGTCCATCAACTCGTAGCAATCAGGCACACAATCACAAACTTTGTTTATAGCTTTAATTATCGCTCCTTGCCCTGCACTTGGCTCTAAAATAGTATCGTGCTGTTCAAGTTCTGCAAGCTCAACCAATTCGTCAGCAAGTTTGTCTGGCGTAGCAAAAAATTGAAATTCTTTTTTAAGGTTACGTTTTTCACCATTAGCAACTTGGTTTAATAAATCGGTCGGGTCTGTAGCAAAAACAAATCCTGCAACTTTTCCACCTTTCCATTTTCCACCAATCAATTCAAGAGCTTTCTTTACTTCCATATACTCTTTTCGGTCAAGTTGTACATTTGGTAATTTAACTACATTTCCTTCAATTGTACACTGCTGTAATGTTTCTTCTTTAGTCATTTCTATATTTGTTAAAAATTAATAATCGTTAAAAATCCCCACGCTTCGCTTTTCTTTTTTTTAGTGCTTCGTGGCAGCAGTGGTGGGTTAAAAACCGCCAGCTACTAACACTGTATATATTTCAGTTGTGAAAAACAACCGAAACATATACTTGTTCGTTATAGGGCATTTAATTCACCGTAACAACAAACAAAAGCTGTATATTTACAAAATGGACTTGCGTATTTAGGATTCCTCCATCGTTTGTATTGTTCATATCTAATGTTTAATGGTTTCGACAACCCTATGCTTAGTTCTTTTTTTTGCAATTGTCATAATTAAAACGCCCTATAACGCAAAATATAGTAAATAGCCGTGTTACAGGTCTTTTTAAAAATATCTGCTATTTCATAATTTATTCTCTTTTTACTCAGTTCGATGCTTAAATTGGTTAATTTCCATATACTTAACGTTGTAAAACAAACTTAATACAATTATTTTATTTTACAAAACATTTTTAATGTTTATCTATAAGAAACCAAAATCAAAGTCATTTTCAACCAACATCCTTCTAATTGCAATAATTAGAGTATCAGCCATATCATCATGTTTTGGCTTATAGTCTGGAGATATAGAACAAACTTGTGCCATAAAATTTTCAGTCCAGCCTCCATTAATAATATTGACTCTTCTACTTTCTACTATTGGAGAAATACCAAATAAACGTGTTATTTTGTCTACATCAGGTGCTTCATCTTCAATTATATTCAAATCAGTTTCATCTTTTATCATTTGAACTACTGATTTTCCAGAAGCTTTGGGTTCAACATAGATTTTAGAATCTGAAGTATATCCATATTCAAATACGAAATCTTTTACATATTTTATTAGATCAGGAAATTCAAGCCATTTTTCTTCAGCTCTTATAATATAAATTTCATTTCCTTTTCTAAATGCAGCCATTATAGCTGTTGGGTCATTGGCTGTTTTATCCGTATATGCAGTATCTAAGAAAAAATGAATTGGACTTTTTTGTGTATCTCTACTTACATTTTCAGGCTCTAAAATATTAAACCAACTTCTTTTTAATATTCCTCCTTCTACTGGAATAGGTTTCATTAAGTACTGACTTGAATAACCATAGCTTCCAAGAGCCTCTTTCATGTCATCCAATACTTTCCACCCTAACCTATTAGGGTCTAATAAGCCATCTTTGTAAAACTCTTTACATTCAGGTGGACTTACATCATCTGAAAGAACAGCAGGTAAATTTATATGAAGATACTTATTTGGGCTTCTATTTAATAAATATCCAGAAAGATCTTCTTCATGCAATCTTTGTTGAACTATAATTCTAATACCTAGATTGGCTGGAGTTAAGCGATTGTAAAGTGATTGTCCATAATAAGTTTGCGTTTGTTCTCTTTTTACTTCTGACATTACAGTAATTGGATTTTCTGGATCATCAATATTAATAATCGAAGAACCCATTCCAGTAATGTTACTACCAGTAGTCTTAGAGACCCTTCTTCCACCTCTAGTATTCTCAAATAAAGACTTTGCATTTGAATCGTGTCTAATACTTACATAGCTTCCAAAAAGCTCTTGATATTCATCACTCTCAATTAAATCTCTATTCTGAGAAGCATTTAATAAAGTAAGTGCATCATCATAAGAAATAGTAATAAATTTATTTGAAGGAATTCTAGTCCAAACCCAAGCAGGGAATATTATACTAAAAATTAAAGATTTTGAAGTTCTTGGTGGAATATTGACAATTATATCTTTAGTTTTTTCTTCGTTCCTTTCCATTCTCTCTACTTCGCTTTGAAGTAAATCACATAAATACTTTACATGAGGAGCATCTACATAAGGTTCATTTGGAATTAATATCTTAAAAGCCCATTTAAAAAAATGATAATAACTTCTCATTAACAGTTCTTTTTTAACTGCTTTTAAATTTTCATAATGAAAAGCGTATTTGTTCAAGTAGATTTCCCTTTGTTGGTTGTTCATACTTGTCAATTCTCTTTTATCTTCTTTTTTTACGTATTCTTTTTTAGGCATTTATTCTTTTCTCTGCTATTTTAAAATAATTTTCATCCTTTTCAATACCTATTCCGTTTCTATTGGTGTTTTTGCAGGCTACCATGGTTGAACCACTTCCCATAGTTAAATCAACTACTAAATCATTTTCATTACTAAAAGTTTTTATCAAGTCCTCTAAAAGCAATACAGGCTTTTGTGTTGGATGATATCCGTCATAATTTTTTTTGTATTTTAAAATATTGCTTTTAAATTTTTTACCTTCCCATAGGTTAAAGGTACTTTGTGTATTTTGTAAAGCTATTAATTCGCTATAATTCATTTTAAAAAATCCTGTTTTCTGCAAATTAGCGTATGTTTTTAATGTAGGAATTGACCAATACTTATCACCCCAATAATGCGACAATCTACCCCCACCTTTTAGACTAAATCCACATAGCTCTCTAAGTTTAGTATCATTGAATCCGTTTTGATAACATAAATTTCTTTGTTCAACTAAATACTCTTTTATTCTATTATTTCCACAAGAATAATTTTGAAAAATAATAATATCTTCATAAAAATTAGCACAAGCATTATTTATTATTAAGCAATTTGCAAAGTCTGTTTTTTCCCAAATTAAATTATAACAATGCTTGAGTGAATTGGTTTGCTTATTAATTAATTCTGTCGTAAAAGGTTGTTGTGCAAAAAGCAACATTTTACCATTTTTTCTTAAAATGCGGTTTGCTATTTGCATTATTTTATCAGTATCAAGTTTTTCATCCCAATTATGGTCTTGTGCTGTTTTACTGCCTTCCTTTTGGTTTGGTTGCTTACTGTAATCTCTACCTTTCATAGTTCCATAAGGCAAATCGGTAAGTATCAAATCAACACTTCCACTTTCTATTTTATCGCTTTCAATAAGACAATCACCTTTATATAATTTTATCATAGTTTCATTTTTTCTTTGGTTCCTTACTTGGAATCATACATTTATCTAATAATTCTTTTAGTCTTTTTTTCTTTTCTTCAGATACTCTACTTTCATCTAAGAAAGTATTACTATCAAATCCTTTTGATTCTTCAAGTTCTCTTTGGATTATATGGCTTTGTTTTCCTATTCTCAATAACTTCTCTTTTTGATCCATTGCTTTAATAGCCAAATCTTCTCTTCCTAAATGATTTTTGAAAACATTATAAAGATGTTCATAACGTGCAATTTGTTCATGTAAGAGTTGATCTAATCGAATATCTCTATCCATTTTAATGAACTCCTTTGCTTTGTCCATTGAAATTCTAGCAGTACCTCTACTAATAGAATACATATCCATTAAATCTTCTTGAACGGCTCCAGCAGGTTTACCAGCTAAAATATTTTTAACTACATAATCCATTCTTTCTTCCATTTCTTCAGCAGAAGCCCTTTTTCTTGTTTTTCTCATTACAAGAGTTCCCTTTTCAGTTCTTGAAAGATTTTTCTTTACAACTTGTTTTTTAGTTACTCCAGTTTTTTTAGTGTATTTCTTAGGTCTACCCCTCTTTGCGTTTTTAGATTTTGCCATAAAAATTTATTTTATCCATTCAAAATGTTTTGGATTAATTATAGGCATTTTTTCATCTTCCCTATAATTAAAGAATCCAAATCCGCTTCTTCCTTTTTGATAATTAGTTTGAATGTAATTTGAAGAAGGAGAAAGTGCTGGGTGGTTTAAATAATAAAATCCGTATGCAGTACTAAAATCATAAAGCTCTAAATGAGTGTCTCCTTTATCAAATTGAATTACAGTATCTTTTTGATGAAGGAAGTTTTCATTTATATAGCCATCAATTTGGATTTGATCTTTTTCTTTTAGTTTTGGATTGAACCCAAATTTCTTTTCTTTTTCGTCTTTTCCATGTGAAGTAATAAAAGTAAAGTTATAACCTTTTGTTTTTACTGTATAATGATCTATAAATTTTCTTTGATTAAATACTTCTACTACTTCAGGATATTTTAGTTCTACTATTGTTTTAAAAGCCGAATTTACTACATAGTCAAAGGCTCCTCCGTGATTGTTATTACAAACATTACGACAATAAATCTTATCATAATGCTGGGATAAACTATCAATCATTCTTATTTTAAAAGAAAGTCCTACATCATATGCTTTTTGATTGTCCATATTTTGAGGAAGTGGATGACCCCCTCTAGTAGTTAATCCATTCCATCCATCCATAAAGTCTCCTAAATCATCTATATAGAGTACATTAGAAGTTTGATATGATACAACCCAATTGATTATTTTTTCAAGCCTATCTTCTAACTCTTCTTCATCCCACTTTCCACCATATTGAGAAAAGCCTTCGTTTGGCTCCATTCCTACATGAGTATCAGTATAAACCAATCTATCAAAAGATCCATTTAAAGTAGGTTTTTTGATTTTATCAATTTTAACAGGCTTTACTTTATCTTTAAAAATAGAAAAGAAATCTATTTCTTCTTGAACGTCAAGTATATTTTCTTTAAATACTATGTTAAAAAATGGAATTCCAGTATGAGAAACTAATTTATAAGAAGTGATGTGTTCTTTTGGAAGGTTATAGTATTCACAATATTGATTTATATTCATCATTTCGCCATTATCATCTCTAGCAGACATAATGTTTTTATTTCCCATATTGTAATCATTTGGAACTGTTTCACTTTTGTTTTCAAGTTCTATACTCCCACTTCTTCTATCTAATATTTTCTGCCAATCTTCTTTTCTTATAAAATATCTTGCAGTACTTCTCCCTTCTTCACTTGGTTTTAATTTTAATCCAAGAAAAATAGCTTCTTCTTGAGTTAATCTTTTTCTAATTTTTGACATATTTTCTTATTGGATTTGTGCAAAAATAACGATTTTCAATCAATATATACTAATTCTTTTTTTGCTCTTGTAATAGCTACAAACTTTAAGTTTTGTTCTTGAACCATTTCTTCAGGACTTTCAGCATATTTATGAGGAATTAAATTTTGTTTTAAGAAAAATACTCTTTCACTTTCAAGCCCTTTTGAAACATGAATGCTCATTAATCTAACAGACTCTTTCTTTTCACAAAATATTTCATTAATAAGTTCTCCAAGTTCTGAAACGGTATTTACTTTTTCGCTTAAAATATCTAGTATTTCATTCCTTTCCTGAACTGCAATAGAAGACTTGTGTCTTTCAGGCTTACTTACTCCTCTTCTTTGCAACTTCATTTGAACGTCTAAAAGTTCATCCCAAATCTTATCTAAAAAAGTATTAATAGAATGTCCTTTATATTTTTTTACAATAGATTTGGCACTATTTTCAATACTCTTTCCATAAACAGATACTTTTAATCCTCTATCAATTAGTTTTCCACATAACTCCATTAAAGGAGCGTTTTCTCTGCAAAGAACCATATCTCCTTCTTTGATTTCTAGCTCACTTCCTCCTCTTACAATTCCTTTTTCTGCTTTTGGATGAGATTCTATTACTGGATAAATCTTTCTTGCTTCATCTACTATGTTTTTAGCACATCTATAAGTAACTGATAAAGGAAGTTCTACTGTATTTGGTCTATTTAAGCCTTTATCATAGGCATTCATGCTGCTACCAGCAAATAAATAAAGCATCTGATTTTTGTCTCCAACAAATACAGTTTTACCTCCTTCTTTAACTAATTTTTCAATTAAAGCTATTCCCATCATAGACATATCTTGAAATTCATCTACCATTACGTAATCAAACTTTTCTGTTTTTAAAAAGTCTTTTGAAGCTGGAAGATAAACCATGTCTACAAAATCCATTTGAAACTCTTTATGGCTCTTTTTATTATTATAAGAATCCATATCTTTAAACGTTGCAATGGAAGCCTCTATTACTTCATTGGAAGCATTAATTCCATATATATCACATACTTCAAGAACTGATTCTAAATTATAATCTGAAATCATGTTCATCCTTGTAAATTGAAGGATTTCTTCTATTTTTAGTTGAGTAGCAAACTTATTCTTTACTTTTTTAATTTTTTTAATGTGTTTATCACTAAACTGAAAAGATTTTAGGTTTACAAGCTTTGCTGTTCCATAATACCTATAAATATATTTCACTCCTTGAGAATGAAGGGTAGAGCATTTTACATGGTTTGGAAGTCTTTCTTGAAGTTCTTTTACAATTGAATTATTAAATGCTAAAAAAAGAGCTTTTTTAATTTTGGAAATGTTTTCACATAAAGCTACAAGTGTAGAGGTTTTTCCTGCACCTGCCGTAGCACGTACCATTATGTTTTTATTAGTTTCTCTAAATGTCTTATCTATTTCTAATTGTTGTTTGTTTAATCTCATTTTGATTTATACGGTTTTAAAATTAAATTTCGTAATAATTCAATTTTTTCATAATTTAACTATTTGATTTTCAATTTATTATAAAAACTGGTTTATATATAGTAGTTGGCATTCATTTAGCCAACGCTCGTTGTAAACATCTTTTACACACATAAGAAGATGGTATCGCTATATATTTTTGTGTCTGATACACGGATGTTCCAGCCGTATATTCAGTACCTAAATCATTCTCATTTATGTCTATTGCTTTTCCTTGAAATTCATAATTAAACGTGTCCAGCCCGCAAAATGGCTGAAGGTCATCACTTGATAAGTGAATCTTGCTTTCATGTCTCTTGCCGCCTGTTTTTGTCCAGTAAAGTATTGTGTCAGCCATTTTAAAAACGAAATGCCAACAATAAATAAACCCGATGGCGCAAGCTGGCGTTTTGCATCCTATTCGAGTGACGTGAGTTGCGCCACATGTGTTTATTAGAGCCGTTGTAAAACATAGCCTTAATCTATAAAAATTTTGGCTGTTCTACCATCGTCCTGCATACTAAGTCTCACTTTGTTAGTTGGTTTCCAATTTACATAGCTTCTGCCCTTTTTGTCAATTACTTCAACTCTATTGCAATTTGGTAAGTCTTGTATCGGCAACGATTTTACAACACCGTATAACCGTAATTGCTCATTAGCGTAATCTTCAAGGGCTTGATAAATAGTCTGTATATCTCTTGGACAGTCTATTTTTAACCCAAAGTAGTTTTCTTCTATAAATTGTTCTGCATTCATTTGTCTTATTTATTAAGTTATTGTTTTAATTTCACGCAACTACGGTTATACAATTCCGTTAACATTAATTAGAGCGCAGGTAAGTGTTTATATTCTATAATCTTACTATCTGTCTCAAAATTTTCGGCATTAAAAACCAATTCATAGTACTTATTAACAGCACCACATTCTTCTTTTTTTTCTATTATACATAGATACCAACCACTAAATTCAGGCTCAACATCTATTGATGTAAATCGATTTGCTATAGTGTTTAATTTTTCTACCATTTTACCAATACTTATCTCATCGTTATTATAAGTTTTTAGTAATCGGTGTAAATCAGCTTGTTTTATTCGTGACATCTTAATTAATTGTTATAAATATCAATATTCCACTTTGTTAATAATCTATTTAAAAGAAACGGGTTATGTGCAGTTATAAAGTACTTACCACCACTATCAACCATAAAACAAAATTCTTGAGCTTTTAAATTACTCCATGAATCCATTATTAGTTTTGCATCTAAAAGTATGCGTACTTCATTATCGGATAAATCTGTTATTTTTCTCATAAAAAACTAATGTTAACACTCAATAAACCCAATAAAAGGTTGAGTGCTTCTTTTTCACTTATTTCGCTATTTTCTAGCTTCTCCTTAATTTGCTCTATTTCTTCTTTCATATCTTTTACTATGTTTATTTTTAACGTTAGGCGTAATTGAGCAACCACACATCAATCAAGTGTTGTAATTGTCTATTATCTACCTTAACCATCCCAGTATCATAAACCTTACCCATATCTTCATCATCGGTTCTATATCCATACATTTGAATTGTTTCAGTGAAGAAAGTAATCCAATATGTATACTCATTTGTTATTTTCCGATAACCATAAAAGTTTTTGGTGTAGCCATTCAAATCAACTAAGCCTAATAATGCATCATAAGCCATTGGCTTAGTAATATTTTCAACTATATTTTCTTTGTTCATCTTATATCTGTTTTGAATTTATGTAATTCTAATTAAAAGCCAACAGAAGCATATACAAATCGGTTATCTACAAGTTTCTTTTGGTTCGTGTTCTTTTATATACTCATAAAATCTACTTAATGCATTTAAGTATCTATCCTTTGCTGTGCTATTTGCAAATCCCATTTCTGACATCTCAAATAATTTAGCAACATCTTTGTTTTTAATACCTAATTCCTTTTTGAAAATATATTGTTTGTGCTTTCCCATTCATATCAAATTAATTAAAGTGTGACCATAATATTTAAATGCTTTCTTTTTGCTTTTAAAAAGTTCTGTTTCCACTGCAAAGCTTCTTTTCTCAATTCCGTTATCAAAAAACTTTATATTCTTAACTCTGTCGCCACCGACAACTTCAACCCTTTCAATTATTCCGTTAATCTCGTAGTAAAATTGGTTTTTTGTAAGTGTCATGTCCTTATCTTTAAATGTTATACACAAATATAAGCATAAACTTATATACAAGTCAAGTAATTTGATAATTATTTTTTAAGCTACAAAATTATTAAGAAGTATTTTCTAACAATCTACTCAATACATCATTCATTATATTTCTAGAAACAGTTTCTTCTACTTCAATTCCTGCATTAACGGCTTTAGTAATACGTCCTTTTTCTTTAAGTAATTCATTAATATCAAAATCAATAGTTCTCTTTGCAAGCATAGTATAGATGTTTACTTTAAATTTTTGCCCTATACGGTGCATTCTATCTTCACATTGCTCTTTTTTGGATGGATTCCAAGGTTCTTCAATAAAAAGCCCATCACAAGCAGAAGTAATGTTATATCCAGTTCCACCACTTTCAATATTAAGAGCTAATAATTTACGCTTTGGATCTTCTTGAAATCTATCTACTATTAGCTGCCTTTTCTTATTAGGAACGGATCCATCAATAAATTCCATATCAAATTTATCTGTTAAATGCTTGCAAGCTTCTTTATGATTAAAAAAAACAATTAATTTTTTACCGCTTGTAATAAAATCTTCTATCCATTCATCTGCACTACTCAATTTACCTTTTAAAGCAACTTGTTTTAAAACAGAAAGCTTTACTAAATGCTCTGCTCCACCTACTCTATCCTCTACATCACTCATTACCTTAAGGCGTGCTTCTTTCGCTTCTTCTTTATCAAGCCCCTTAATTGCTTCTTTTATCTTTCCATTAGTAAGTATTTTTTGCTGAAGGTAATTAACAAGCTCATATTCTGCTTCACGGTATTCTTTTTCATTATCAAGCTCAACAATTAAATCTTGATATTGCTTATCAGGAAGTTCAGCTAAAACATCTGATTTATTTACTCGAACATAAAAAAGTTGTTTCATAGTTTTATGAAGCTCTTTTAAATTCGTTGCTCCGCTTATGTCAAAACCAAATCTAGTTTGATGTGCATCACAATAATGATGAATAAAGTGATTATAACCTCCCATATCATCCATCCTATCGAGAATATTAATTTGATTAATGAGTTCTGAAGGAGATTTTTCTATTGGAGTTCCAGTTAAAAGAAAACGAACGTCTATTTTCTTAGCTATTTTCTTAGCTGATTTACTTCTTGCTGCTTTAGAGTTCTTTAAATAATGGCTTTCATCTGCTACAAAAGCTTTAAAATCCATTTCAATTAACCTCTTTTCCTTTTTAGCAATTATATCGTAATTAAGGATGTATACATCAGCTCCAGAATAGATTTCATCTTTTGCTTCTATTATTTTAACCTTTCTATTTGGAAGGAATTTAGAGAATTCATTTGCAAAGTTATCTTTTAAAGAAGCTTTAGTAATGATAAGAGCAGGAAAGGCATTTAAGCTTTCAAGGGCTGTAATGGTTTCTAAGGTTTTCCCAGTTCCTTGCTCCGACCCATTGAGACATCTTTTCCATTGAACCATACGTTTGACTACCTCAACTTGATAAGGTCTTAGGGTGGCTGTAATTGACTCAGGAACGCTGTATTCAAAATCTTCTAATGGAGCAAACAATTTTTCACGTTGAAGAGCTACATCTTCAAATAAAGCTAAAGCATCTTCAGCTATTGAGAATCCATTTTCTATTGCAAAATCAAGTACAGAATCCAAATTAACAGTTGTAATAGTTACCTCCCATCTTTTTTTAGTTGGATTCCATTTTCTATCTCCAAGAGATTTTACTTTTTCAAGTATTGCTCTATCGAAGTCGAATTCAACTGCTATTTTGTTTTTGGTATGGTGGAATATATTTCTCAATCTATTTTTCCAATTCTAAGAGTTATAGGGTTTACATAATATTGATCTGATTTCCTAACATGAAGTAACCTATTACCAATATTTGAATTATACCCTGTTAAACTATTATTACAAATATAATCAGAAGAAGTAAGTTTACCTAATAGAATAGAATGTTTATAAGAACTATGTAAAGAACTATTGTTAAATATATGTTCTGAATTGATGTTACTATTATTCTTATTAATATTCTTATCTACTATACTATTGTTATAAGCATATACAGTCTCCTTTTCTTCTTTCCCCTTTGGGGGAGTGCTTCTTCCACAAGCACCACCCTTGGTGGTACTATGTTTGTATAATAAATGATTAAAATGCCGTTTAGAGCATTCTGAGTCAACTTCTAAGAAGTTACATCTTTTCATCATTACAATTCCTCTTTCAGTCATAAATAATTTACTAATTACTGGATTGTATTCATTTTCTTTTTTTAAAATGTTAAACGAATTTCTATCAATATCCTTACTTATATATAAAGCAGGTCTTTTTACAATTTTCAATAATCTCCTTTTTTGTAGTTCTTTTTCAATTATACTTCCCTGCATAGGAGAAACATAACCAAATAATTCTGCTACACCTTTACAACTTAAAGTAATATCATAATTTATTGAAGGTAACGTCAAAGTCTTCCTAATGTCTTGTAGATTTCTTCTTAAAGCAATTTTATGAGAAAATTTTCTCTTTAAAGCTTTTTGAAGATTTCGTGGTACATTTTCGGTATCAGGATTTCTATCCGTTTCCTTATAAATATGATTTTTGATTACTTTTCGCTCTTGGTTTTTAAGAGAGATTTGTATTTCTTTTGAATAGAGTTCCCATTCAAAATCTATTTGTGAATTTACTTTTATTATTTGAAAGTTTTTTGGATCTGAAAGGTCATATCCCAATCTTTCCCAAAATGCGTCATAACTAAGAAGTTGAAATCCTCCTTTAACTTTTCTTATGAAGCCAGCAGAACGCAATTTAGTAAGCTTCCTGCTAATTGTAGGAATTGAACAACCCAATACGTCAGAAAATGTTTTAAGCTCTCCACGCTTAAAAAAACCATCTATTTTGAGTTGTTTTAATTGGTAGTAAAATTTAAACTCAGTAAGCACATCATTCTCATTAGCTACTTTATAGCTTCCTTTGAGAATTTTTATACGATGTGTTGGATTAAATTTCATAAAATAAAAAATCCATTCAAGGTTCGGTGCTAGGCTGACCTCCCCCTGAATGGATTTGAATGTTTTGATTTTGCCTAGTCTTAACTATGCAAATATAAGAAAATTATTTTAAAAGTGAATTGTTGATTTTATTTTTTTTAAACGTACCATAAAATTAGGTATAGAATATTTTTTTAATTGACTTAGTGCAAATTCGATAGCATAGTGTTCATATAAACTTCCTGCAATATTATTATGTGCCTTTTCTCCATCAAATTCTTTAACCATTTGAAGAAATTCCTTTTTTAATTTTCCCCTTTGCATAATTTATAATATTAAAGAAACTTTTTCTGCTACTGAAGGCATTGCAGGACTTACCATTTGATGAGGCTTTAATCCTAAATCAAAAGTAGCTATCCATTTGTAATAATTTGCTATCATTGGTTTAACTGAATAATCTAAATTTTTGTAATCTTCTGCTGACATTTTTATAGATAAAGATTTTAAAGCCTTAACTATTTCAATAGAAGATGGATATAAATCTTTATTAGTAATTATTTCGTTTATTATTTCTTTATAAGTTGTCATAATATCTTTCGTTTCGTTTATCATAACACTAAGGTAAATAAAAATATTAATAACGCAAACTTTATTACAAATTATTTTGAATTTTTATTTAATTTTGGTTTAAATCCTTCTTTATGCCATTTTCTTTTGTATTGAAGTCTGTCAACTTTTGGAAGAGTTGGAAGGATTTCATTTGCAAAATGGTTTTTACTTCTTAGTTTTCTTTCTGCTTGAGTTTTCTTTCTTTTTTCATCTAAAGTTAAGTTAGAAGATCCATTATAGAAGCCCATTAAATTAGGAGCTTGAGGAATTCTTTCAAATCTAGTATTTTCTAAAGAAGGATTTTCTTCTTTACAAACTTCATTTTTAGGACAAGAAGTTTGATAAATAGTTTCTTTAGTTGGATTATCAATTTCGCTCATAGAATGATTATATTCTTTTATTGTAGAGCATTTCGGACACTTATATATATAATTTGGCATTTTATTATTTAATTTCAGTTATTATTGTTGAATTAATTGGATAGCATGCTTTTAATTTTTGATTCCAGTAAAACATATATACTCCTTCTGATATAACTATTTTGTCAACAGTTAAATGATGATATTTTACTTTTCCATTAATATGAACTTCTAATTTATAAGTTTTCATAGTGGCAAATTTAGTATTTTTAATTGATTAATTGAAACATGAGTGTATATTTCTGTAGTTTTAGAACTTGAATGCCCTAAAAGCTCTTGAATTTTCCTTAAATCTTCTCCTGATTCAAGCAATGCAGTTGCATTAGAATGACGAAGTAAGTGAAAGTGATATTCTTGTCCTAAATACTTTTTAACAATCATATTGCAACTTGTAGTC